AACAATTTTATGTTTTATTGATATAACTCATATATTCGTCGCTTCTATCATATAATGCAACCTGATAACGAAACTCTTAAAAATGTTCTTGTAGATAACGCTGTCTCCATTGACGGAATTACCGATACACCTGCGATAATCGAAAAGTTTATTGGGCAAGTAAAGTGGTTCAATAACAAAGCTGGATACGGGTTTATTACCACCACTGGAATTCATGGCGAAAATGATGTATTCGCTCATTATACAACTATTCAAGCATCTAACACACAGTACAAATATTTGGTTCTAGGAGAATATGTAGAATTTCAAATGATCAAATCTGTAAACCAATCACACGAATTCCAAGCAACTACTATTACTGGTATTAATGGTGGTCGTCTTATGTGCGAGACAAGACAAATAAATCGTGTCGCAAATACAGAACTAGAAGACACACACCTACGTGGGCCTCCTCTTCCAACAAAAAGAAAGAACTATGACGAATATAGACATACTCCACGCGGTACTCCTGACCTAAGGAAAAGAGAGAATGATGATGAAGAATATAGACATAATACTCCACGTGGTCCTCCTCCTCCTCTAATGAAAAGAAGGAGAGATGTTGAAGAATATAGACATACTCCACGCGGTCCTTCTTCTGAACAACAACCACATACAACCAATGAAAACTTTCAAGAAGTAAACCGTGGAAAAACTAAGAAAAACTTGAATTTTTCTGCTAAGAAGTAGAGATGACTATTTAACTATAATTGTGAAAAATCTATATAAATAAAAATGAATAATAATATGTATCGTACCAATATATTATTATGTCTGTTTCTATGGAAAATAATCTAGTTCTTGAAACCAATACCGATGTTGTACAATCTAAGGAAATGAAGGGGTTTCAGAGAATGTTATTTTTACTATATTCGATTGACAATAAGATTTTAGATGAGAAGAAACGTTTGGACGCATCTCGTACTGATATCAAGAATTTACGCAAGGAAGTTGAGAAACTTCAAAAAAAGCAGGAAAAGAGTGAACGAAAACCTAAGAAGACACGGCAACCACACGGTTTCGCAAAACCAACCATTATATCAGAAGAGTTGTGTGTTTTTCTTGGAAAAGAACAGGGAACTCTAGCTTCGCGTACAGAAGTTACCAAGTTCATTATCAAGTATATCTCCGATAATAAACTACAAAACCCTGAAAACCGTAGACATATCATGATGGATACTACTTTGAAGAAATTATTTGGTCCCGAAACTGATAATGTGACGGTTGATTACTTTTCAATGCAAAAGTATGTCAATAAGCATTTTCCGAAGACTTTAACCTAATTTCGTTTTAACTGTACATAATAAAATGTGTTTTTATATTTTATTATTTATAACAAATTTTGAAGCTAATATAGATTAGATAGATAGATAGATAGATATATGTTTTTTCCATATATATTATATAAGATAAGATTGTAAATACAGAATCAACTCGTACATAATTACAAATCAATACTCATTTCCGTATTCAGTTGTTCACTCTCCAAATCTATATTTTTTACAGTTTCTAGCATTTCTTCTGGGTAACCCATATCTTCCAATATCCTTATAGCACCTTCTACTGTAGAAATACCATCAATGATCTTGTATGTATTTTTTACTTTACATATTCCTGTCTCGTCGTTTTCTAACACTTCCATTTGTTTATTGACAACTGCTTTTACAGGATCTTTGTTAGATTTTTCCAATCTATCGCAAATGGATGTATAATGTGTTGTTAATACAAGGTCGACGTTATTGAATGTACGTACATAATCCATAAATGCATATGCAGATTTGGTCGCCTCTTTTGGGTTTGTACCAGAATACAGTTCATCGAAAATACAGAAATGTCTTTCTTGCTCACCTCCACTCTGAATAGAAGTTAAGATTTCTTTACATCTTCTAGATTCTGCTTGGAATAAACTGTCTCGCCCTGATGTATCTGGAATATTCAAGTAGGAATGCATATGTTGATATGGTTTTACTGTACATGATTGATAGAATCCAACACCAACCTGTTGAGAGAAAAGAACATTTAATGCAGTTGATTTCAAGAAAGTGGTTTTACCAGATGCATTCGGTCCTGTAATAATAATATTGTCATCTAATGTTGCATCATTCTTTACACACTTCAAATTATACATGTGTGCAGGATAATATTGTGATTTAATGATATTTACAGGTCTGTTAGAATTATCGGGGTCTTCTATAGGCATATCATCTTTCGCCTCTATTTCTTCATCTTCATTTTCATCTTCATCTTCATCTTCAGTTTGTGTTTGAGTTTGTGTTTGTGTTTGAGTTTCGGTTTCATCGCCACTAATATTCAAGTCTATTGTTTTCTTATCTGAGACAAATGATGCATAACCTAAGAAACCAGCCTGCACATTTCTGTACAGTCCGTGCATCAAATGGATATAACCATCGAATCCCATTGCATATTGCAATGACTCTTCGTACAGTGCATTTTCGTGTAGTTCATAATAACAACTTAACATGTATCCAATTTCGACAGTTTTACTCATATTACACTTGAATGGACGTACCTCTCGTAACACCTGTTTCAATCGATTTAATTGCATACGATGATGAGACAACTGTAAACAAAATGGTTTATATGTAATAAGTGATTGATTTACCGAAATAAATGTATCCATATTTTGAATAGAATAATCACAAAATTCTTTCCATTCACACAATTCTTGGTTCACTTTTTGTGTATTGCGGTAAAAACGTAAACATTGTACAGTATTTTGATACATCTGTAAAAGATATAGCGCCAATATGGAAAAAAAATAAATCAAATTCGTCATGGAAAAATTCTGCATTCCTACAATCGCTTTACCAATGAAATGATGCTTGGCAATATCTTTCAATACTTCAATGTACTTTGACATCGATATTGGAACTCCTTGTATTTTCAAAATGATAAATGGGAAAATGAGAAATAAGAGAGGAATAAAAAAACTCATTATTGGAGACAAAATATGTGCGATTGAGAGAGCTTGTAAAAAAGTAGAGGAAGTATTAAACTGTTTTAACATATCCCACTCCAAATAACCATAATGCTCATAAAACTTTGGATCATGTTTTACAGTCTGCCAATTTTTATTTATTTTTTCCGTCGATACTGTACATACAGTCGTTGGATATATGATGTTCATTGATTTTATAACGGCTTGAGAATCTTCTAGAAACGTGACATTACTACTAAAGTGAGTTTGCCATGAATGTAATAATTCTTGTGCAAATATGTTTTTGTTCTGAATTATCGGATTCAATTGACCCTCAGGCGTATCCCCAGGAAGGTCGAATAAATACGAATACATATTAACATCCATTGGTGTCTCAATTAACTCTAAATCATTCGCAATCGTAGACGATAATTCATGAATTGTATTTTTTTCTGTTAGCGTGTGTATAGGCAATTCGAATACTTTATTTGTATATGTTTGTACGGTGTTTTGTTCGGTGGGTTCTTTAAATGGGTGTTTGAGCGAGCAAACGGTTGTATCTAATTCTGCTTGTAGTTGACATTGTAAATTATCTATGAAAGTAAACATCTTTATATATTTGGTACAGCAAAATCAAATATATAAAACAACGCACTTATTTATTTTTTAGAATTTTACTTTTTTCTTGAGTTGTGATTTTTTTTTTTCCTTTTCAAATGAATTTTCGATTTATGATTACGACTTTTTGTTTTACGTTTACCTCCAGAAAAGTATTCATTTCGAATTTGTGGATTTGGGGTAGTAAATGTAATATAATTTTGAAAAAAACCTAAATAGTTTACAATATCTTTCGCGTTTATGTTTGTAGATTGTAAAATTGCCGTCATTAACTTAATGTAGGTCTTGTCTTTCATTTTATTTAGAAGTTGATCCACATCTCTAGAACTTCGTACCATGTGTTTGAGCATTTCATTATTTGTGAAATCGAGTTCACTAATATTTGTTATTATTTGTTCCTGTTCTTTTATTATTTTATCAAATTGTTTATTTTGCTTATTATCGTTATCTTTTGTTATCTTGAAAAGTGTTATCAATTGCGTTTTCAATTGGGTAACTTGATTATCAACATTTTCAATTTTAAAATATGTATTCATCAAACCTTGATTATTGGATTTTGACAAAGCAAGCAATTCATTCGTTTTAAATCCAAGCTCATCGAGTTGTAAATTACCTATATGACTATTACTATCTATTTGATCATGTATCTTGAGTTGACCGTCATTAATTGATTGTATTTGTACTGACATTTCTTGAATTTGAGATTGTAATTGTGACATTGCTTGGTTTTGAGATTGTAAAGCACTTATTTGAGTTTGCATACCCGCTACTTGGGTTTCTAAACGATGATTATACTGTTGTTGTGTCAAGTGAAATGTATCTATACCTGTAAAAAACGGTTTGATAAGAGCAATAGAACTTAAAATGGATGCGACGCCACCATATATTTCTTTGTAGTTCACAAAATGTGCAATCATATAATATGCTTTAGTTAAAGTGTCTCTTCCCTCCCGAGTTGCCATCATGGCCATTATAATAATCATCATACCTCGAAATGTTGTTGTATTTACAATTTTTTTAGTTTCTTCTTTTATGATTTGGAATATTAAAAGGATTATAAATTTTATGCTATTATGTATAATACTTATCGTGTTTTTTGAAGTAATTAATAAAAATTGACTTGCATTATATGACGACTTTATTGTAATATCTTGTAGATAAATAAACAACCGAGCCAAATGATAACATAGATCGTCATAAGTTGTATCATTAGTACTTGTACTTATATTGTTGAACTGTGTTGTACTTATATTGTTGAACTGTGTTGTACTTGTATTGTTAAACGGTGTTGTACTTATATTGTTAAACTGTGTTGTAAGTAAATCCATCGGTGAAAGTGATTGTGATCGTATAGAATTATTAAAAATATTATCCATTGGTGGGGTTGGAGTGTTTACCTCTCCTGGTGATATAGTTGACGCGCGAGATGAAGGACTACTATTAATGGAAGAATTTCTACTACGACTTCTAATATCGCGTTTTAATGATTCTTGGTTTAATGCGTGTATTAATCCATCGATATTTCCGTTTGGGTGTTTTTTCATTTATAAATAATGATAATATATATTATTATTATTTTTTAATTAGTAAGTAAGTAAGAAAGAAATTGTTCTAATTATACTGTACACATAAAATTCTTTGGCAATTCATCAATTGTGATAGAATAATGTTTTTCGATATTACGCATATATTGAATATCTCTTTGCGTCACTAAATTAATGGCGAATCCTTTTCTTCCCCATCGACCACTTCTTCCAATTCTATGTAAATATGTATTTACATTACTCGTTATATCGAAATTCACAACGACACTTACTTGTTGTACATCAATACCACGTGCGGTAATATCAGATGAAATCAATACTCTTGTATCAGCATTCCTAAATGATTCCATAATTGATTGCCGTTCGGATTTATCCATATTACTATGAATACATTTTACAGAAAATCCATCGCGTTCCATAGAATGAGCGAGTGTCTCAACACGCCGTACACTATTACAGTAAATTATGCATTTATTTACACTAATCACGCTGAAAATGTCTTTTAATGTGGCATACTTTGTTTCATCATTCGGCAAGGCTACATAATATTGTTGAATCGCCTTCAGTGTTAAATCCTCAGCTTTCATACGTATATGTACAGGATTTTGTAAGATTTTCTTGGTAAGAATTATCATATCAGTTGGCATAGTCGCGCTAAATAAGGCAATCTGTGTCTTTTTAGAAAGGTGTGAACGAAAAATGTCTTGTATTTGACTACCAAAACCTTGAGACAACATTTCATCTGCTTCATCCAATACAAGCACTTTAAGATTACTCAAATCAATATGTCGTTTCGAAACCATATCGTATACACGACCTACACAACCTACAATAATATGCGGAACATTTACTTCTATTTCGGAAATATCTGTACGAATAGAAGTTCCACCAATTACTACACGCACACGAAGAGGAGGATTCATTGAATCTCCAATACTACTGACTACATTTGCGATTTGTTTGGCCAATTCGTGTGTAGGTGCTAAAATAAGTCCTTGTGTATATGATTTTGAGGTATCTACTTGATTTAATGTACCAATCGCAAAAGTACCAGTCTTTCCACTACCCGATTGTGCTTGAGCCAAAATATCTCTACCAGCAATCATCGGCACAATCGCCTTTTTTTGAATTTCACTAGGCTGTTCAAAACCAAACGCATAAATACCTCTTAATACTTCAGGACAAAGGTCCATCTCGTCCCATTTATGTACAAGGGGATCCAAAATATCCTCAACCCCTGTGTTTATATTATCATTATCAGTAGTACTATCCATCCTATATTGATTATTATCTCGGAATTCTATTTATATTCTTATACAATAAGGAGTTAATCTTTAATAAATATAAATAGAAAACCTTTATATATGTAAAGAGTCTACCTAAAATATAATGATGTACTTTTCTCTCGAAGATTTTCAGAACATTCAAAACAATATGAAAATGCCATATTGTTTAGAACCGAGCATTGTGCAGCAGATTATGGATCTAAATAACATTATCGAACCAATTATACTTGAAAATAATCAAACACATAATTATTACAGTAAAAAAACAACACACACTTTAAACAACCATCATCGAGATGAATCAAAACAAGTATTTCATAAATCAAGTACTTCTGATAAAAAGCAAAGTTATACTAATAATGGTAAAAAAAGTGATAATAATGATAAAAACTGGGGACGAATGGCTGAATTCAAAACAACTCAAATAGAAAAGCCAAAAGAAGGTATTGATAAATTAGTTCAGGATATTCGTGGATCGTTAAATAAAATATCTTCTAAAAATTATGATTCTCAAAAAGCTATTATTGTGGAATTATTACAGCAAGTCTACGAATTAGACCCTGAATTAATCAAAAAAGTAACCACTTCATTTTTTGATATAGCAAGTATCAATTCGTTTTATTCTGAAATTTATGCCAAACTGTACAAAGAACTATCTATACAGTATGAGACATTTAAAGATGTTATTGGAAATCATATTCAAAATTATACAACTGGAATAAAAGAACTAAAATGCATTGTTGACAACGAAACAGATTATGATGCTTTTTGTGATAGTAATAAAGCAAATGATATGAGAAAGGCATTAACCGTTTTTATCGTAAAGTTGATGAAACAAGAGTCGATCCCGAAATTACGCGTTCTGTCAATTATCACCACCATACAAGAGATAATTGTAGAAAAAGTAGAACAAGAAAATGCAGTGAATGAAGTCGAACAGTTAACTGAACTGTTGTTTATTTTTATTAAAGAAGGAAAAGATCAATTCAATGAAGTCAAAACGGAATGGATATGGAAACATAAATGTGTTCCCATGATTCAGACTTTCGCGAAATACAAGAAAAATGAAAAAAAAAGTATATCAAGTAGATGCATTTTCAATTATATGGATATGAATAATCTTATACAAAAAAATTGATATGAAAATAGTTAAAATAATATGTATTGCAAAATCCACTGTAAAACATAACATAATATAACATAAATGGGTGCGGCAAACAGTATTGATATGATTCCCCCTACACATATTCATATATGTTCATCTAACGATGTATTGATAAATACAATACACAATTCATTAATGTCATATAATTTTACAATAACATGGACATTGAAAAATAGAACGAATGAAGAAATAGAAAGTATTATCAAAAACGCAAATATGGTGATTTTTATTGTATCATCTGAAACATCTAACACATTTGTTCAGTTGAATGAATATAATATGATATTATCACATTTCAAGTATGTTGTATATTATGTTACTAATATTAAAGACACGAGAAATATTACTGAAAAGCATTTACACGATTATCTTGTAGAGAATAAACAAATTATTTGTTACGATACCGAACAGTTGAGAGAACATTTAAAGAGAGAATTCTTAAATCCTAATCGTCGAGAAATACAGTTAGGAAATGAATTGTACGGTAAAGAAGGAGACGATTATCAAGAGCATTTAGACGAAAAATACAATACTAGAAGAAATATGGTGGATCTAATTACAAAAACCCCTTATAATTCAGAAGAAGATACATAATGATCCAACGTTCTCGCACTTGGGTCGTCGGTGAGTGTATATTTTGGCATCCAGTAAAAAGGTAAAATGTTTTCCATATGTGAATATGTTTTTTCAAAAATGTCTTTGTAATATTTTTTTTCCAAGTCTACTCCATTATATTGTGCATATTGCGGTTTCTTTGCGATATGTTCTTGAATAATTGTAAATAATGAACGGTCCATTTGACTAAC